CTCCGGTAACGCTTTTCCTTCAGGCAGCTCGCGTTGAATTACGAACTTTACGTGCTTATCACGCAGTTTACCCGGAGGGCCATACTTCCGTAGCATTTCCCTGTTCAGGTGTAAGATGAACCAGTGTTGGAATCCTGAATCAAGCAGGATGCCCTGAACACGTGCGACAGCTAAGCTTGCGCTTTGCACACGCTGCTCGGGATATAGTGCTAGTAGCAATAGTCTGACTAGGTCCCTTGAGATCCTACCCAGTCTAGCCGAATGGCCGAGGAATTCAAGCTTATCAGGCTCGTCCGCCACCAAGCTCTTTTGCACGTTCAATTTCATCCCAAACACTTCGTCAGCCCTGTTTGCCCACACCGTCAAATCCACAAACTTGCCAGGCGGTATGTACGACAAAGAGTCGTCCCCCAAGACTTTCACCTCAGGAAGTTCCACATCGCATAGTACCTCATCTGCTACCTCACAGCAGTAGTCACACAGTTGAAGGTATGTGATCACGAGGTAATTGACTACAGAGTCAACAAGTTGGGTAAAGAAACTACCACTAGGTACACCACCATGCTTAACGAAACAATGTCCATCGGGCATAACAATGCCACAGTTAAGGAAGTAGTCAATAATGGTATTGACCTCCCCCCATTGCGGGTCCGTGATCTCAAAATTGCTTAAAAGAACACGAAACGCGATCTCAATCAGACCGGGACAGACCGATGAGTCAAAACCCGACCAATCAATCGCCAGGCCACGACCTCTGCCAGTGACATAGTCAATGAACATAGGCAATGCCTTCAACATGGTCCGACCGCAATACATTGGACCGTCAAACTTGGAGTACGCACTGATCAACGGCTGAGCGAATTGACCCTCAAGCAAGATGATCTCGACTGGAACACCCCAGACTAGACGCACTTTTGGTTGTACCAACATAGCGAGTTGTGTTCGCTTGTAGCACTGACAAGGCGGCAGTTTGTTCTTAGCTAATCGGCCGTTGCGACTAAGTCGCTTAAGCTTCTTGGCTTCCTCCAATGCCAATTCGTAAACTTCGCCCTTATGAGCGGATCGACCACCGATCGCCCAGGTCCAGCCAGCTGAGCTGTCCATAGTATCACTCAGGTCCACTTCTTCGATTTTGATTGCTCGAATCTTCT